TAAACGTGGTCCACGGTAATCAAATTGAAATTGTAAAGATTTATGGTTGTAAATAAACCCACAACGGTCGCAACGGCCCCATGCGGAAGGAGCAGTTGGGTTTACTGAAGCATGTCCGTGAGGGCGATAAGCCATTAGTGCAAAACCTCCATCCGTTTTTTTGCATAAGTTTCACGAAGAGCAGCAGTAATTTTAGCTTGATGTTCTGGGGTACGTGGTTTCTTTTTGCCTTTATGGGCAGCGGATATCTTGGCCCGCCATTCAGGTGATTTACGTGTACCTTTTTTTACAGCAGACATTTTTGCGCGGTATTCTGGCAACGAATTGGTTTTACGGGCGGCATTTGTTATATTTTCCCGCGCCTCTGGGGACATTTTTTTCCCTTTTCTTAACGCCGATAATTTTGCTTTTGTTTCCTCTGTATGTTTAATACCTTTTGCGCCTTCCCCGCCAGCGGCCAAATTGTATTCAGGTTTTAATTCAGCAATAAGCCGAATTTCCGCTGATATCATTTCATCAACATTTGCATGGGTTTCTAATATTTCCCATGAAAAAGCATCTTCGCCATATTTCTTAATAGCAGCATAAAATTTTGGGCATCCATTATGACCATGGTTTTTTGCGCGGGCCTTAGCATAATGATTGGATTTACGATATGACAAACCACGGGATGTGATGCCAATATAGCGGCTCCCGTTTATAATGTTTGTCGCTACGTAAACTATGTAAGTCATTGTTAAGAAACCCGAAAATATCCTGATAACCCGGGAGTTATATAAAGTCCAACGTTTTCCGTATCCTGCGTTGCGGCTATCGTATAAGCTTGATCAGCTTTAGCTTCCAACAATTGCAACCGATCAGGAGCATAAATAGCAGCTAAACGTGCCGCCAACCCTGAACACATTGCATCCAACCAGCGATAAGGGATATCTACCGTTTGACCGCCCGTTAAATATGCGTCTTGGATTTGGTGGACGCGGTAATAATTTAAACTGTAAACGTTAGTTTGATCAGGAACAGGCCATAAAGTGATTGTTGGGCTAATCAAACGATCAAACCAGAACGTTGTAGGAGGGGCCTGAAGGTTTTTATTAGGGGTTTGAGCGTATTCAGTGCGTGAAATAGGCATAATTACGCGGTCATACTGAGATGAAGTGTTACCATTATACTGAATATACGCATCCAAAATCATAACGGTGTCAGCGGCTACCGTATACGTTGTTTGCCCTTGGATCAATGGAACCGTTACAAGGTCAACTTCCCATAAATTGACGCCTTGGTTAGCCCAAGAGGCCAACATAAGGTTAGTTTCCATGGTTGCGTCAGAAAAATGTTCTTGCAAAAGGGCAGTACGACGTATCCCGCAACGCGAATAAGCATTGAGGACAATTTCGCCAAGCGACGGATTAAACGTGTAAGTGCCGCTGGAAGTCATTTTCTATCCTTAGAAAATAGTACCGTCGTTTGCTACCAAAACGCCACCAATATTAATGCTGACAACTGCCGCCGCAGCCGCACTTGATGCAATTTGAAACCGCAAATCCGTACCAGCAGCATATGAAAATGGAAAATGACGTTGCACTTCATAAGTCGTATTGAACGGCGTTTGCACAATAATGCGCTGCACACCAGAAGATAAATTAGTTACAGCCCGATATGTAGTGTAGTTTGTGCTATTACCATTAAACGATGAATACGCGCCGTAACGCCAACCATAAAATGTATATCCCGCAGGAACCGTATAAACGGCCATTTGCGTTGTTCCAAGGCTGCTTGTTACGCCGTTAAATACGCCCGTATTAATTTGGGCATACGTCACACCGCCGTTGATTAGTGTTATGACGCCAGATGGATTGGTCGCACTTCCCACTGAAACGAACATATTATTGATGCGAAAATATTGGTTGGCGGTCGGTACGTTGGTTGTGCCGTTTAAAACAAGATTTTCAGTAATTACATTGTAATTAGCATCTAAACCAATAATGGTAATTGTTGCCGTATCACCAAGAGTATCACTTTTAAGATTCATGTTCATAACAGAAGATGGAAACACATATTCCGTTGTCGCCATATTTTCCCATACGGTGCGGAATGTTCCGGCAGCAGACGCAGGGGTAGTACCATAGCCAAAAATATTGGTGGAGGTATGGCCCGTAATTTGATTGCGCGAAACTTGCAATTCAAATGGCTCAGTTACACCGCGTTTGGTGACGGAATCGTTAATTACAAAAGCTTGACTGGTCATAATTATTTACCTTTTTTACGTGCTACCGATGCATTATCCACCAAATTTGGATAAGGACGGCCAGCCGCCCGTGCATGAGCCTTTGCAGTTGATTTCTGTTTTGCCGTCAAATGCTTATGATGAGCATTCTTTTCGGCGGGATGTTCCCAAAATGGTTCTTTAGCCATTAGCAACCCCATTTCCGTAATGCTTTATTAATCCGGCTTTCTGGATCGTGCTTGTTTTTCATGTTGGTCATTTTGGAACGTTCCCCTTCCATCCTCGCACAAAATGACTTATGGCGGGAGTTATGCGTATCTTTGGTAGGGGCTTTTAATGTGCCGCCCGTCTCAGAATGATATGATGCGCGTCCTTTGGCGTTTAACCCGCCAGATTCGGATTTGCCTTCTTTGCGCGTCCAAGCTGCCGTCATTACATCCTCCGAAGAAAGAAGGGGGCTAGTTGCCCCCTCCAATTAGTGCATTTTCTTCAACGTCTGGGCTAACCGGGCGCGTTTGGCGAGGGTAGGGTTCTCGCTGTGTGCCGCCTTAGCTAGTTTCTTGGCGGGGATTTTTTCCCCCGCCGGAACGTGAAGTTGCCGATGAAGTGCGCCGGGATGTTTGATGGCACCCTGAATCCACTTCGTAGGCCCTCCGCTTGCTTTATGCGAAGGGCTTACGACTCCCCCGACTCAACGAAACGCCCCGCTGGGGTTTTTACATTGTTCGCGGCAGAAAGTGGATGCATTTCAGCGCCACCCTTTACACTACCACCCGATTTACGGGCAGGACGATCAAGACGATGATGAGCATGCATACCATGCATTTCGACGTGCTTGTGGCCGTGATGCTTCGTGCGTCCACCGTGTTTACGGACAGCGCCCTTTGCTTCAGCCTCATGAACGACATGAGAATCTTTACCAGCATAAATGTCGCTAGGAGAATGATCCTCTTTCCACTCGTACTCGCCTTCTTCAACTGCGCCACCCTTTGCATGGTGAGCGCGGTGCTTAAGCGCATGCATTGAGTGCTTCTTCACCATGTGATGAACATGGTGACCTTCGTGGTGAGCGTGATGACCGTGGTGTTCACCATGCATTTTGTGATGTTTAGCCATAGTTTAACTTCCTTATGCTTGTGTGACACCAAACAGGCCCGTAAACGAACTCATGTTTGCTGGTAGGACGAACTGACGGATAGCAAGACGTTTTGAACCATCTGCGGCGGATTGTAGCGCATACGTGCCACGGACGTCACCTGTGGTTGTAGTAGCAGGACTTGTCGTCACAGCCGCCACATAACCCGTATTCGCCGTAATTATAGCAGCGTTGTAATTAATTGCTACGTCGCTGAAAAAATCCGAACGAAGTGGGAAGCCATAAATGTCCGTTGTACCAACAGAGTAATTGTGCGCGTCAGTAAACGCCGGAACAACCGACGAAATATACTTAAACGCCTTCTTACCATTGACGGTTGTTGCACCCGCAGGAGCCGCAATAACTTCACTCATTGGTACGCCATAAATGTCGTATCCACTGATTGTAATATTACCGCCCGTAGAAGATGCAGAACCCGTAACGTTGACTGCACGGGCAACAAGTGCTTGTGGATTCCACAAATAAACGGTATTAGACTGTCCAAAAGGCTGCGCTAAGGCAGACGTTCCAGTAGCCTGTGCCGTCATTGTCGTGGACGATGCAGTGTCATCACCCTGAACCGTGTAAGTACCAGTGCTACCCGAAGCGCCCGTCAATTGATTTACAATTGTCGTACCCGTGTTAACACCCGTTCCAGTCAACGTCATTCCAATAGAAATCGTACCCGTAAGGGACGAAACTGTCAAAATGCTGCTGGCAATCACACCCGTAAAAGATGCAAAACCATCAAGCAACAACAAACCCGTAACCGAAGTTCCAGTGTTATAATTAGTGCATGAAGCATTAACCGAAACACCAGTGCTGGTTGAGTTTGTTGAAACAAGCGTCATTGCCGCCCCGGATACCACGTTTGCAGCAGCCGCAATTGCAGAAGTGCTAAGTGCATACGGAGCGTAACTAATCGTCTGAGTATCCGAAGTGCCGAAACCAGCGGTGAATGCACCGGAGGCTTGGCCGGGGATGTAGTTAAAGTTTGGACGTGGATCAATGCGGCCTACGCCGCCCCAAAAGAGGGACGGCCCAAGGTCAGGATTGTAATCGGTTATTGTCCCAATTGTATTCTGACCATAGGAGATTACTGGACCGGAGAATGCTGAAATAGACATTGTGCCTTCTCCTTACGAGGTTGGGAATGAACCGTAAATCGAACGCCAGTTGTAGTAGCCAACGGAGTAACGCTCGTAGCCTTTTACCAACAGGTTGTCTGTCGTAAAATCGACTTGCATGTCCATTTCGAAGGGAATACGGTCCATATATACAAGGCCCTTAATGTTAGTTAAGAGGAACCAAGCATAGTTGGAGGTCAAAAAGTCCATGACCATGTAGCCTTCAGGCAAACCGCCGCCCGTAAAAAGTATAGCATTCGTGTCATTATCTGCTGTACCCGGACGCAATTGCGTCTTCGTCAAGCGAATAGCGACTGGCTCCAATGAAGGAGGAACGATCAATTTACGACCACGGGCAAAGATTTTGTTGCCAGCGATATCGCGGAAGTTCTGACGGATCGCAACCATTGCGTTAAGCAAGGTGGCTTCGTTCAAATCAACGTCCACGGTAGGCTTGTTAGCAATCGTGCCGCCATCAATAGGATGCGCTGTGGAGCAGAGTGCTACACCGTCACCACCAACCGAAGTGTTGTACGTTGTCGCCGTGTTAAGAACGTTAGCTGCATAGATTTCCTTCGTTTGATGGAAGGATTCGATGAGGCCAAGGTTCG